AAGCCGCACGCCCTACAATTAGTGCATCCTTCTATACAGAGCCACGCTCACCAATCAGAACACAAGCACACATGCTAGAACACAGCATCAAAGCAAAATTAGGTAACCACGAATCAGCACAGTGGGTTATGAAGGCAGAAGCAGATGTAGCAAAGTATTTAACTGCTGCCGATGACTCATTCACAACTAACCCAGCATTTAATCCAACACAGTTCGTACCTACAGTAGTAGATACACTTATTGGATCACGCCCAGCTGTAGATGCAATCGGTACACGCGCACTACCAGCAGCAGGTATGACAATCTCAGTACCAAAGATCACAACATCTGGCACAGTTGCAGAGACAGCAGAAGCTGCTGCACCATCTGAGACAGGCATTGTATCTTCATACGTAAACTTGACAGTGAAGAAATACGCTGGACTACAACGCTACAGTTTAGAAGTTCTAGAGCGCAGCTCACCTGACTTTTTCCAGGCTATGTTGGAAAATATGACCCGAGCTTATAATAAGGCAACAGATGCAGCAGTAATTGCAGCATTAACAGCAGGTGGCGCACAAGCTAACCCACAAGCTGCAACATCTAATGGGCTTATTGCCTACGTAGCAGAGCAAGCACCAGCTGCATATCTTGCAACAGGTGAGCTAGCAACTGCATACATCGCAGGCACAGGTCAGTGGAATTTGTTAATTGGTGCTAAAGACACAACTGATCGCCCAATTTACACAGCATCACAACCAATGAATGCAGCAGGACAAGCATCACCACGATCACTACGTGGCAACGTATTAGGTCTTGATCTATACGTAGATCCAAATGCTGTATCAACAGTAATCGATGAGTCAGCGTTTATCGTTGTACCATCAGCAGTATCAATTTACGAGTCACCAATCCTACGCCTATCAACAAACATCCCAACTTCAGGCGAGATCGAGACATCACTATATGGCTATATGGCCGTTGGTGTATTAGTACAAGGTGGAGTCCGCCGTTTCAACCTAACCTAATAAGTTAGTTAATTTAATAATCCTCTGGGGTTTAGTAGCCCTAGCCCCAGGGGAGCTTTTATAGATAAGGAATAGAGATGCCAGCCACGTATGTAACCGAAGCTGAGTTACGCAGCAATTTAGGTATTGGTTCTCTTTATACATCCGCAACGGTTGAAGAATGCTGTCAAACAGCACAAGATTTATTAGATCAATACCTTTGGTATAACGAAGCACCAGTAGTCGGTGCAAGTCTAAACAATAACGTTGCTACTTTAGTGTTAGCAAATCCTGGCATATTTGTAACAGGTCAAACTATTAGCGTAGACAACTGTGGCAGCATTTATGGCGGCTCACACGTTATTACTGGATCATTTCCAGGCACAACCACACCAGTATCAATCGGCACAGCGTTTTTAACTAACTTAGCATTTACAAATTATCCATCTGGTTATTCATTTATTCAATTTACTAAAGTACACGCAAACGATCCATTCCATAGAATTATCCCTAGCGGCAAAGTTATAGGCCCAGATAAAAAAGACACAGCTTACAGTGCGACCCCAGCCATAAGAGAAGCGGCGATGATAATTGCCGTAGATGTCTGGCAAGCCAGGCAGGTCAGCCAGACTGGTGGGGTAGGTATGGATGGGATCAGTGCCAGCCCTTATCGGATGGGTTATCAGCTGATTAACCGAGTGCGTGGTCTCATCCAGCCTTATTCAAATCCTAATTCTTTGGTTGGCTAATGGCAGCGATTTCCACACTACGTGGCACGCTAGCCACAGCTTTAACAAACAATGGAGTCTGGTCTACCTTTAGTTTTCCACCTGCAACTCTATTGGCTAACAGTGTTGTGGTTACTCCTGGCGATCCTTACATTACGCCTAACAATAACAGCCAGACAGCTATTGCACCTTTGGCTAATTTTAAGATTTTAATGACTACACCTGCATTTGACAATCAGGGCAACCTAAAAGGTATGGAAGATTTTATAGTAGCAGTAGTAACTAAATTAGCGGCATCAGCCCTGGTTTACAACATATCAAGTGTCTCCGCTCCAGCTATAACCAATGCAGCTAGTGGAGATTTATTAACATCAGAAATAACTGTATCAATCCTAACGAGCTGGAGTTAAACAATGGCAAACACAGAAGACTTAGCCTTCTTAATCAAGACAGGCCAAATTAAAGATGCACCAAAACCAACTGCACAAACTAAGAAAGACGAGGAATAACAATGGCAATATACTTAAATAATAACGTTGGTGTTAAGTTGGCTACTAATGCTGCACCAACCACACCATCAATCGACATTAGCTCATACGTGACTAATGCTGTAATTAACCAAATCGTAGATGAGTTAGAGGTAACTGCTATGGGCGACACAGCTCATAAGTTTGTTGCTGGCCTACAATCAGGCACATTTACTATCGACTTTATCAATGACTGGGCAGCTGGTCAGGTAAATGAGACACTTAGCGCAGCCTTTGGCAAGACCCTCTCAGTATCAGTAATTACTGTTAAGGGCACTGCCGTATCAGCAACCAACCCTACTTACCAATTTTCAATCTTGGTAAATAACTTGACCCCAATCGGTCAAGGCGGCGTGGCTGAGGTTGCAACATCAAGTCTGTCCTTTACAGTAAACTCCGCAATAACAGTGTCACCATCGGTGGCATTCTAACTAAGGAGTAATAATGGCAAAGCTAAAGATAACAAGGGCTAATGGTGAAGTATCAGAGCATAAGATAACACCAGGTGTCGAGTACGCTTTTGAATTAAAACGAGGTATGGGAATTAGCAAGGCCTTGCGTGAAGATGAAAAGCATTCAGATTTATATTGGCTAGCTTGGGAATGTTTACGCAAGGCTGGCGGTCAGGTATCTCTATCGTTTGAAGAGTTTTTAGACACTTTAGACGATGTTGAGGTAATAGACGACCAAAAAAAATAGCACAGCGGGATTCAATCCTTTACAGCATCGCACAGCTGAGTGTAGAGACTGGGATACCGCCTAAAGAGTTTATTGATATGGATAGCGAAATGTATGCCGCAATCATACAAGTCCTAACCGATAGAGCTAAGGAGATCCGAAATGCCAGTCGTAGTAAACGGCGTTAAGCAACTCCAAAAAGCTATGAGAGAAGTAGAGCCAGAGCTTAATAAGCAGATGGCTAAAGATATTAAGACAGCGATGCTTATTGTCCGAGATAAAGCACGTGGCTATTTACCAAAACAAAGTGAAGTATTAAGCGGCTGGGGCAAAGGCACATCATCTAGTGAGACTATTAACTATCGGGCATTTCCAGCCTATGATTATTCACTAGCAAAAAGTTTAATTAAATACAATGCTGGCACAAATAGGCGCAATCGCAGTGGTTTTGCAGCTGCATTCTATGTAGCCAACATATCTGCACCTGGCGCAATCTTTGAAACCGCTGGTCGTAAAAATCGCAGAGGCGCACCCAATTCACAAAGTCTTAATCCTAATGCTGGCATTCAATTTATAGAATCTGCTGAATCAATTAGCCAGATGAAAGGCGAAGGCAAGCAGCGAGGTCGCTTAATTTATAGAGCTTGGTTTGAAGAATCTAACAAGGTTATTCCTGCCGTAGTCAAAGCTATTAATACAGTTGCCACAGACTTTAAAAATAAAACTCAACTACGCAAGGCAGCATAGTGGCCAATTTAATTGTAAGCGCAGTCAGCACCTTTGATAATAAAGGATTAAGAAAAGGCAAAAAAGAATTAACGGCCTTTGAACAAACAGTCAATAAACTAGGCAAGACTTTTGCTAGCGTATTTGCAGCTCAAAAATTACTAGCATTTAGCAAAAGGGCCGTTACTGCATTTATGGAAGATGAGAAGGCCGCCAAATCTTTAGAAATACAATTACGTAACACAGGCAACGCCTTTGCAGTTCCGTCTGTTGAATACTACATAGCCAACCTACAGAAAGTAACTGGCGTATTAGATGATCAATTACGCCCAGCATTCCAGCAATTATTAACTGTTACAGGATCTATCACTAAAAGCCAAGAAGCATTAAACACTGCATTAAATGTAAGCGCCGCTACAGGTCGATCTTTAACAGAGGTAAGCGCAGCATTAACACGTGGATTTTCAGGCAACACAGCAGGGCTTAGCAGATTAGGCGCAGGTATAAGCAAAGCCACGCTAAAAACTGGCGATATGGATAAGATTTTAGGTGAACTTAATAATAAGTTTTCTGGTCAAGCACAAGCTAGATTAACTACTTATGCTGGCAAAATGGATCTACTGACTGTCGCAGCTGAAGATGCTAGAGAGACAATCGGCAAAGGCTTATTAGATGCCATATCTTTAATTGGTAAAGACACAGGGATTACAACCGCTACTGACTCTATGAAAAACTTTGCACAAAGCACAGCAGATGCCATTGTGGGTGTAGGAGTTTTAATTTCTAAGTTAAAACAAATGGGCGATGGAAAAGTCGGCACATTTTTATTTGATGTTAAAAACATTCCAGTATTAGGTGCTTACCTTGCAGGTTTTGCAGAAATAGGCGCAGCACAAAGAAACAAACCTACTTCTAACTTTACTTATGAATTAGGCTCTAGCGCTACTAGAGATATTGAGCGTGTTAAAGAAATTACTAGGTTAAAAACTTCTAACAAATTACGCCAAGATGAAATTAATAAATTAAAAACTAAGTCAGAGATAGATAAACTTGGTGAGAAGTTTGACCTAGAGCGCATAGGATTATTAAAAGCGCTTGGTGAGGCTACCGATGCCGAGACTAAATTACGCCTAAACGCTAAATTGGCTATACTAGACAATAACGAAGCTTTAGCTAAGAAGTATCTAGCCGAGATGGAAGCTGCTAAAAGCGCTTTAAAATTAAGCACAGAATTATCAAGCACAGCCGATGCTATGGCTAAGTTAAGACTTGTCACTCAGGCCGATTACACCAAGCAAATGTATGCAGGCTCAGCCATCTATTACCAAGGAAACGTTGCACCTATCCCATCATCTGCCGCTAACGCTGCACCTACTGTAATTAACAATAATACTAATTTGACAGTAGAAGGCACAGTAATCTCACAGGATGCAGTATTAACTACAGTGCAAGAAGCATTACAAAGATTACAAAAGCAAGGATCATCTATAACTGTTGCTGGGTCACTTTCATAATGGCAGTGCCAACAATAAACGCTGTTATTAACTTTAGCACTGGCCCAGCTTTTGCTCAGGCGTTTTTAATTGATTCAGGTATATTGGGCACTAACGTATTGGCAGATGGCGCAGCTGTTATTGTTGATGTATCTAATCAAATTAACTACATACAAACACAGTCAGGCCGTAGCGCATTAGCAGATTTATTCCAGACTGGTACTTGCACCTTACGCATAGTAGATCAAAATGGTGATTTCAATCCGACTAACCCAACAGGCCCTTATTATGGATTATTAACACCTATGAAAAAGGTG